CTTGTACATCGGTGATAGTTGCAGGATTGTCGATGATGTCTACCATCTTTACAAAACCATTTTCAACGGTTGATACAATGGTACCGTCTTTGAGGTTAGGGATAGCTACGATTTGGCGTTTGCCCAAGCGTGTTTTGAGCGCATTGTCTTGGAACTTGTTTTGCCCAAACTTGTCTTCGTAGGCAATTTGGTAGTTCTCGGCATCATTCACGCTCATAAAGATTTTTGTCACTTGGTTTTTGGCTACCGCAGGCAAACCACGCTCATAAGCCGTTACTACATCGATGATGTTGGTGCTGGTAATGGCATCGGCAGGAATGAGGAAGTAAGGGTTTTCGGTATTCTTCAATCCTTTGGCGATGATTTCGTTAAGTCCGTCCATAGAAGTGCCAAACTCAGGGGTAGCAAGTCCTATCTTAGAAGCATCGTACTTACCAGTAACCGACAAAATGTTTACATCGGAGATGATTTTTTTCAAAAGCAAATCAATAGCGTGTTTAGAGATTGATTTATCTTTTAAATTCTTACCCTCGTCGTACATTTCCTCAAGCACTGTACCGAGTATTTCGGCAGGGTCGAGTTCAAAATCTACCTTCTGATGGAAGTTTTTCATTATTTTCTTGCGGAATTGCAATTCGCCGTAAGGAGTCCACTTTTTAGAGTTGAAGCCCTGTACTACGTGCCCTATGAGGGAATGCAACGATACGTATTCGCCTCTCACCTTGGTAAGGGTACGAGAGTGTGCGTTGAGCAAAATCTCTTTAGACAGTATCGCAGCTTGCAATAGTTTAGGCTTGGTGCTGATGTAGCGAAGTAGTTCATTTTTGATCTGATCTACATTCATTGTTTTTTCTTTTGGCATAGTATTAAATTTCGTTTAAAAATTTGTTGTGAGCATCGTTAGGGTCTAAGTACCCGTCAATAAGTCCGTTGTTATCGGCAGACTCTTTGCCGTCATTGGCTGGCAATGAGTGAGCGGGACGGTTGTTGAGTTCGGTTTTGAGGCTCTCGGTTTCAGCAGTAAGAGCAGTTACTTGAGCTGCGAGGGCTTCTTTCTCGGCGGTAAGGGCTGTTTTCTCTGCCAATAGCTTTTCGTTATTGGCTTTCAGTTCTGCCATAAGCTGCTCGAGGGCAGTGTTGTTGGCAGCAGCTTCGGCAGCTACCAAGGCGGCTTCAATCTTGTCGAGCTGCGATTCTTTGAGCTCCACAAATTTTTCATTCCCAAATAAGGGGCTTTTTAGGTTGATACTGGCCAATGCCAGTAAGGCGGCGATTTTTGCGTGTTTCATACTTTTTTAATTTGTCAATTTGTCGATTTGTCAATTTGTCAATGGCTAATTGGCACATTGGCTAATTAGCTAATTGACTAATCACTTCGTTAAGTGTCATTATTTCGTCTATCAATCCTAATGATTTGGCTTTTTTAGCACCATAAGTGTTGCCTTTGAATATTTCTTCCTTGGCATCGGGGCGGTAGGCTTTTACGCTGCTAATAAAGCGGGCGTTGGTATCGGATAGGTTTTGTAATACGGTTTTTTCGTTGCCCTCCTTGAGGTCGCGATACCATTTGTTTTTCTCGGTGCTTTCGGGCGCGTAGAGTTCGTGTACTTTCACGCCGTATTTTTCTAAGAAAGGGGCAAAATCTTGGAAACTCATCATCGTGCCTATACTGCCAATAGCATCGGCAAAGGGGGCGGCGACTACCTTATCGCAAGCACTGGCAATCCAATAGGCGGCACTGCACATATAACCGCCCGTATAGGCGACGGTAGGTTTTTGCAAACTGCGGATAACGCTGGCAAGCTCTTCGGTGCCTGCAACCATTCCGCCCCCGCTATCGATGTCGAGCACGATAGCGGTAACGGCTTGGTGCGATTCCAGTGCCTTTAATAACGTAATAATATATTGGGTGCCTATATATCCGTAAGAGGTGTATTTGACGATGGGCTGCTTGAGTTCTACCACTACGGGAAAAGCGTCGCGCCCTTGTTGCAAAGAGGCGTTGCGCTGCTCAAAATGATAGTGGTAAACCTCTTCATACCAATGCGAACTCTCGAAACTCCCCTTGCGATAGGCTAAGAGGAGTTCGGGGAGTTTTTCAGCCAGGTAATTATAATTGATAGAGAAAAGCATATTTTAGTCGTTAGTCGTTAGTTTTTAGTCGTTAGAATAGAGTCGCTTGCTAACGCCTAACGACTAACTTACTAACGACTGATTGATAGTGCAAAATTATTGCAAAGGCGGGGCAAAGAAAAGGACACGGAATTTTTCGGTTATCTTACTGATATTAGGGAAGATGATAGTTTGCCCTGTAAGGGTAACTATATAGGTGTCGGTACCTTTGCCGTTATCAACTATATTGTCGTCGATAGTGAGGGTGAAAGGCTCGCGGGCGTTGCCTACTACCAGCATTTCCTGCTCGGATACCAGGGCGACTACATAGCGGCGTTGCTTGTGAAAGCCGATGAGCTTCTTGCGGGTGTCCTTAGACAAATCGTAGATGGGTAAAGAGACTTGTATATCGAAATAATCGTTATGGTTTTGCTGCTTGATACTCACCTTGCGGTTATAAGGCGTGGGGTTATGCAGGTCGATACGCAACAGATAGCTGTTTTCATTAGGGGTAAGGGCGCGCATATTCTGATTGAAGCTGAAGGAAGCGGCTTCAAACAAAAGCACGTGAGATATTTGGCGCGTAAAGGATTCGGGGAGGTTACAAAGGTTGAGCATTAGTCGTCAGTCTTTAGTCGTTAGCCGTTAGAATGTTGTCGCTTGCTAACGACTAACTTATTAACTACAAATATACGGCAAAAGTAGGGTGTTTTGGGGTGTTGTGAAAGGACGGGGAATTTTGAATTATGAATTATGAAATTTGAATTAGGGCGTTGTGTAGTAAGGGTTTGCGGGATGTTTGTAGGGTGTTGGCTGTATGTTGCCTGTATGGTGGCTTTATGTTGGCTGTAGTGAAGCTAAGGGAGGGCTGTGGGGTGGCAAAAAGGTAATAAAAAAGGTAAAAGACTGTTTGTTAGCCTTTTACCTTTTGTTTTTAGTAAGGGACAGGTTTAGAAGTTTTTTTATTCCAAATTTTCTATGTTTCTGAGTTTTTCGAGGTAGAAATCGCGTATTCGTTGAAAATCTTCCTCAGTAAATTTGTTGTCTCTGAGCTTCATTCTCTTGTGTGTAGCTGCTGATGTACTCTTCTGAATTGCTCTTGCTACCTTGCTATCGGATAGTTCTAATTGCTGAATGATATACATTACTTTGTCGTGCGGTGTCATAAGTTATTGTTGTTGTTTTGCTAAGTTATTAATATACCATTGCCACGCTTCATCTAAGAATTGCGTTTCGGATATTTCTGGAGATAAGATACCTCCTGTTTGCTGTATATTATTCTGCAGCACTACCAATCTGAATTGCTCATTATCATTGTAGTTGTATAACTTCTGTGGCTTGCTTCGTAATTCATTATTGAGAATTACCTGCTGTGTGCGCTCTCTAATTATCAATACCAATGATAAGTAGTGAGGTGAATAGATGTAATGAAATCCGCTTGGCATTTGTGAAGGTTCTGCTGCCAGTAAAAATTTAGGCATTTTTAATTCGAAAAGTTTGCTGTTATCCATATTATTTTGTATGTTTGCCCCTCATTTCTAAGGGTGTTAAATCGTTAGAATTGTTTTAATTTTACAAGTAAGCCCCTAATGTAGTGTTAGGGGCTTATTTTTATCTTATAACTCTGTATGTTGGTAAAAAGCTACGACTGCCACCTACTTTGAATTTACTAACCATTTCACCGAAATAGTTTATTGGCTCATTAAGTGTAATTGTGGTAACATTGCGCCCATTGTTATCGTACTGGTGTGCGTTATAACCTACGGACATCTTAGGTAACTGCCATACCCCCCAATTCATAGAGTTAAGATACTTCAATATTCTACTGAGGTTATTTACATTAGCCTCGAATACCTTACCCTCTTTAATTTCATTTTCGAGAGTGCGAAAATCAGCTTCTAAATCTTGCTTTTCTTTCTCATTCTGAATTTTCTTTGCTTCGTGTTTTCTCTTGCAGAAATTGCAGAATTTAGTGTACGCTTCTTTTAGATTTTCGTTGGTAATTTCACCCGCTACATCGATGAATGTTACAAAATATGGGGTTTCGGTAAAATTTTTCGTATCTACCTTTTCAAAAGGTACTTGATTAACTTGTGGGTAACCCTGCTCTTTCTTTTGAAAAGTAGCATTATCAGCTACGATGTAAGTGTAGCGTTTTGTGGTGTAAAAATCTAATTTCATAGTTCTAAATGTTCAAATTGTTATTACTTGTTTTAATTTTACACTGCAAAGATATAACAACTATTTTAATTACGCAAGTATTCTACTTGCTTTTTTGTGTTTTATTTTGTTTAAAATATAACAACTGCTTGTAAGAGTGTGTTTGTCAGTTACACTGGTGATATATGTTTTTGCAGCTTTATCAAAGTAGGTACTGATAATATAGCGGTCGTT